AAACAATAAGTATATATAATATGGAGATGGGCAAATGCCCATCTCCTAGAAAATTGAAAATTAAGAAAGTCTCTAGGAGATTAGTAAACATTGATCTGTGGGATGAAATATTTTAGATCCTAAAGAAGCATAGTATGTGATCTCCTAGAAGATACAATACTAGCTTAAATTAGCCTAAAGAGACATAGTATATCATCTCCTAGAGAATACCAGTTTTTGCTTCTCTAGGAGATGGGCATTTGCCCATCTTTTTTTCAACTGGTATTTTTTAATTCAAAAGAGACAACTTATATCATCTCCTAGAAAGCTATTTTTTCTTAGTTTTTAGCATTTTTGTTAATTCTTAATGGGCCTTAATTATATATTCTTTATATAGGTAAACTATATAGTTTATACTTTATTAAAGAAGGAGAGGGTTTCGCTATGTCTTACGATAGTAATCTAAATGTAGAAGCTACTGATAATAGTGGAATAACAATCCAACATGAGCTTAAAAAAGCTCTAGTAGAAGTTGCCGATATAAGTACTCCGGTTAACTATCGAGGTAACATTTTACCTGTAGTCCGGATTGAACCTAAGCTTAAAGTGGGTAATTACGAAATAACCCATTTACATATAAAGTCTTGGGCGGATATGAAAACGGCTAATATATACCCAGGAGGATCTGTGTATTGTAGATATGGAAACGGTCAATGCTATTTCGAGTGTGCGGAGTTTTCAGCGAGTGCTATTGCTAAGACAGACGAGTTTAGTAAAGAAATATGCTGCCCAATATGCAAATCTCGGGATTATATTATACATAGTGATACGGTTAAACGATGTGCTAATCCGGATTGTGGTTATAACAATATTAAAGCAATTTGGGGATTTTTACGTGTATGTTTAAAATTAGGGAGTATACCATATATGTGTGTATATAATCTTTGGTCGGATGGTGTATTAAAAAAGCTTAATAATATATGGGAACTAACTAATTCTGATTTAAATGCTATAGGGCTTAAAGGCTCGGATATTGATAGCTTTAGGCTTAAACTAAAAAATACACGAGAGATACGCTTAGAAATGTTAATATATTCTTTAGGAATTAGCGGGATTGGTGCTGCGAATGCAATAGATTTAGCTAGAAAAATGACTAAGAATAAAAATTTAGATCGTATAGATACTGAGTTATTATTTTCATATGTTGATCCAGCTATAAATCAAACAGCGAAAAACAGAAAAGGTGAAACACGAGTTGTTTCGACAGTTGACCCAGTTGTGGTGGCATGGAACGAATATATTAAAACACATAAAGAGTTCTTAGCCGATATATGCAATATTGTTAATATATTACCTCCAGGGCCAAAATATAAATGTGCAGGTTTAAGTTTCATAGTCGTGGATCCTGGTAAGTATAACAGAAATGATATTATGGATTTAATTCGGTTAAACGACGGAAGAGTTATTTCTTCCCTAGTAGACCCGTATTGGTATTTTATTACGTTTCTCGTAACCAGTAATAAAGACGCTAAGAATCCCATTTTTAAAGATGCTGTAGAGGCTGGTACACGTATAATTTCATTAGCAGAGTTAGAAACTAAGTTTGGTATAAAATTGCCAGATAATGATTTAAATTATAGTGTTACTTATAAACCGGTAGAATATCGTTTAACAGATAGTATATTCGACGATTTTGATATATAAATTAACAGAGAGTATAGATTTACTATACTCTCTGTCTTTTTTATTTTTAATTCATAAACTTTAGATTATTAACTTATAATCTGACTATAGATTTTAAAGATCTATAGAAAGTTGACAACATTGAAAAAGTGCTAAGGAGATAACAATGGAATATAAAGAGTTATATAGTAACTACAATAAGAAGCTACCATTTACAAGATTAAGAAAATGGTACGACAAAAGTAATGATAGCGGAGAGAAGGCAAGAGAGTTTGCAGAATTACAAATTAATATATTTAAATCAGGTGTAAGTATCATGGTTGGTAAAGATCTTAGAACAGGTAGAATGGTTAAAGAGAATTGGTACTCTACTTATGGACAAATTGATACAATGTATAACGTCTTTGCTTTATGTAAACAATTCGTTCAAAACTCTACTCAGACAGAGAGTATGAAAATACCTATTGTAAAAATAGCTAGAGACGATAAAGGTAAAGCAATAGGAGATAGTACATTAGTAAATGCACATATAGTCATAGGTAGAAATGAAAAAGAGTTTTACTTTGGTGTTATACATCCACAGAAGAGTGGAGTACACTTTCTATTACATCCTCCTATGCCAGGTAAACAATGGTTAGTAGCTAAGAAAGATGAAACTGTAGATAGTTTAGAACTTAGTAAAGTATTTAGCATAGGATACTTTAAAAGATTACTAAGAGAACTAGATATAGTAAAAGATGAACTAACCGAGATATTTAACAAAGCATACCCAAGGAAAGTTGAAGTAAAGAAACAAGAAGAGAGTAGTAACACTGATGATCTAGATAGTGGACTAGAAGATATAATATAGCAAAATGCTCATTATGGAATAGTTATATATTCTTGTATATACTTAACTAATGTTAAATATATATTCTTTATATAGTAGAAATAAACCACAATGAAAGGAAACAATGTTAACATGTTTTATCTAAGATATGAAAATAGCGGACAGACTTATGTCTGTGTCGCTAGAGCAACTAAAGAGGTTATGGAAAAAGAAGAAGTAACTGACTTTACAGGTATAAGATCACAAGGTTGTTTAGTAATGTTCGATACTAAACTAAAGATAAGGAACAGTAGAGAAGCAGAGGGAGCTTTTAGTGTTCTAAACGAATATGTAAAATGGAGAGGTGACGACTATATAGACGAACTATATTTAGCTATCGAGAAAATATATAGTCTAACATTAGATTATAGCGTAGCAACTGCTAAAGATAGTGATGCTATTAAGAATAAGTTTTGTATACAGTTAGCAAATATTATAGATCTATTAGATATAGAGACTATACATAAATTTGTAACTGAAGTGAAACCACTACCATTACCACCTAAGATAAATCATAACTTCGACGAACAGATAGAGAACGATGGTTTAGGAACTAGGAATCAAACTTATATAGTAGAAGATTATAAATGGCTAATGGCGCTAATAGTAATCTTTAAAGCTGTATATGGTCCATTAGCGCAATTAGTATATGGTAATGAAGATAACGCTATGAAACTACCAGAACTACAAATGCTAGATATACTTAGACAACAACCTTTGAATAAACATCATAGTTTTATCAAGTTGAAAGTCTATGTAACTACTATAGTAGAGAAAGTATTCGATAAAGAGAAAATAGGGGATGTGAAGGTATTAGCAACCCAGCTATCGAGAGATATTATACCAATGTTATACCTTAGTAAAGCAATGTTTGGTAAAATGATAACTATGGACCAAACTGAAGATCCTGCTGTAACTGAGTTTGACATAGTAAGATATCTATTTAAAGACGTTAACAATAAGATTAAGAACGTTGGTAGTCCAGATGAAGCATATCGAAATAAGAATAAACCAAATGAATCTGAAATCGATAGTGAAGATAAAGAGAGCATCATAGAGAGCTATAGAATAGCTACTGATGTTCCACCTGGTATAGCAGTAGAGTTCAACTGGGCAACTAGAGACATTGAAACGATCTTAAGACAATTACCAAAAGGTATAAGGAATAAGATAACCGATGAAAACTTAAGAACTGGTATACAACTATCAGCTAGTTTTAGTCCAGATAGTATAAGTAATACACATTTGAATTTCTTAGGTGTATTATTTAAAAGTATCTTAGATCCAAGGGCTTTAAGATATTTAAAAGCTGCTAATATATTTAACTTTATAGCTATCGGATATGCAATCATGATTGGTTTAGAAGCGAAACCATTAGCATATATGTTAGTTAGTAAAAGAGTAGTTAGTGGTGATGATAGCACTATGAATATAGCTAGTAACTTAAACAGTGCTAAAGTTAAAGGCTATAGAGAAGATGAGCTAGAGTTATACTATCCAGAGCGTCATATAGATATGAGCAAAGGTGATGAGAGACCTGGGGAGTTAGTTATATTAGATTGGGCACGTAGTAATACTATAGAGATGTTTAAATATAACTGGATAACACCTACTATATTAAATATAGGCGTTAAAGATATATTAATAGCAACTCTTAAGAATACTATAACCGATTTTCTAATAGAGAATGAAAAACTAAATAAGGAGAGATAAAACTATGGATGGATATGCATACGAGCCGAGTCCATATGGTGCTATGATTAATAGAGCATTAGAAACTGGTACTAATTTAGGGTATACGTTTTTGATACAAGAACTATTAGTAGCGCCAACTCGTGTTGAAGGTTATCAACAGCAGGTTGTAAGAAGTTTTACATCCAATGTCAAAGCAGACGAAGCTGATAAGATAGTAGATGATATGCTACTAAATAACGGAGCTTTAACTAATAATAGTCAATCCACTAGTAACATTATGAGAGTAAGCGCAGCACCTATCTCAAATGCTGATATACAAGAAGGCTGGGGTAGTACTAGGTATATGTTCAAAATGAAAGTAAGATGTAGTCCAACTGCTTTTAATAACTATGGTGGAACTAATGGGGTTTATGATCTTATTATATCTGGTTATAGCGACGCTAGTAACGATTTCTTTATACCAACTACAGGTGGTAGTGGAATAGAAGATGAGAACTTAACATTCCATATCAATAGTGTGCAGAGGGTTAGTATTAATACTAATATAAACACTATAACCAATATAGAGAATCTAGGTGTGAGTACTCCTGATAACTTTATAAACACTAATACGAAAGTATCTGTACGCCCACAAGATATAACATCTGGTATATCTAGTAGAGCATATGGAGATAATATAGGTGGTGTTACATATAGTGTCGGAACTAGTACTGAAAATGTTCCTTTAGCATTCGACAGAAGGCATAATGTTGGTAAGCAGTATTTGAATAATATCCTTAATGCTGTTATGTCAGGTGTTAGTGATGCTACTGGGGTAAGATCAGCTTTTAATAGCGATTTTGGGTCGTCTAAAGATCAAGGGTACTTAGAAGCAACTAGTAAATTAAGGAATGATACATTAAGAAACGACATCTTTATACAAGCCTTACAACAAGCTAATTTTAATGCTACCGGGTTTTCTTTTACTATAGCACAGTTGAAAAGGATAGATCCAACTTTTGATACAAACAGAGTTCACTATGTTAATGTAACAGAAATGGCAAGATTTGAATCAGATGCTATAATGAATAGTGCATATACTCACGATCTTGTAAGTGGAGCAAAACTACCTGCTGTAGTAACTGAACTGCATAATATCATAACTACATTATTAACCAATAATTTTCTAAGTGCAATTAGCATTCGTATAAGAAATGTTCTTACGCCTTTAGAGAATGGTTTTGGTTGTGTATTAGCACCAGCATATGATCCGCCTAAATTACATTGGGCATATATGCCAGCAGCTGCATCTCCACAGGCAGCAACTTTAGCCAGTAATGCAATTGCTGGTTGCGTTAAACTGTTAATAGATCCATTATTATCAGAAGGTGGTAATTTAGAGTATGATGTTATAATTAATGCTGACGTTGCATTAGACACTACTATTATGATCTCACAAGCTAGAGAGCCAGCGGTGTTATTCAGATTTCCAACTTTTGGAGATATGTGTTTTACTCCAATGGTTGGTGACTATGAAGTTAAAGATAAGTTAATTACCAATATTGGTACATTAGCAAATCAAATTATAGATAGAGTAACATCTGGTGATTCTGAGTATAGTGGATACGCACCAGGAACAATGTATATTTAGGAAGGAGAGAGAATGAAGTTACATACGTTTTATGCTAATATATTAAAATCGTTCAGTATAGTTATTTCGGACGAAGGGTTTCTACAGATTAAACAAGGTGATGAATATGTAGACCTTGAACGAAGAAAGGGAATGAGGGTTGGCTTACCAACAGAGGAGAATCTTAAGAATCTTTATAGGGTTGGTCCTAATGGAAAATACATACCATCATATCTAATATTTAACCCATTGTCAGAACAAGCAACTGAAGATGGCGTTAGCTTAGACATATTAATAGATTGTGTTAAAGCTAATCTGATGGCAGCGCTAAAAGTCTATGGAGAGTTACTATTTGTAGTATATAATAATCCGAAACTACAAAGTGATCTTCCTATGGCTATTAACGAGTTTATAGCCGAGGCTAAAGATGATAGTATTCCAGGTATGAAGTCTAATGGTAAAGCAATAGACGATACAACTGCTTCAAATTGGGATAAACTAACTATGGCATATATTAGAGATCCAGAAAGACAGTTACTACAACTGACTGTCCCAAGGACTAAGAAAGCTTCTGATAAAGAATCTAATACTAGAGAGGCTAGATTAGTATGTCCTATGTGGTCTGATATTAAGGAAGCCCTTAATAATATAGCTAACGCTAGTGACGAAGAGCAAAAAGAGAAAGTGGTAGTAAATGGAGTAAAACTAAGGTATAAAGATCTTAAAATCTTTAACGATGTTTTAACAACATTTATGGTAGGTGCTAATGCAAAAGGCGCAGTAGTAGCTGGAACTAAAGATACTGAAGCTCCAGGATTTATAGCATTAATGTTATTGTTCCATAACTTAATGACTGTAATTAACGACTATCTAGAATCTATGGCTAATGCAGATCCTGAAGCTGTTCAAGGTGTAAAATGCATTATCGACTTTAATGCTTCTGATATAGAAAATGCTCCGATGACATTTAAGAAAGAACTACTTCTTATACCAAATGAAAATGAGGTAAATATGGGTAGTTCTGTTGTTAATAATCAGAAGGGTGTCAATCTTAATGTAAGTAATTTACACCCATATGTTCAGTCAGCTGTACAGGAGACTCAAGCCCAACAAGAGGAACAACTAGCAACAGTTCAACAGGATATACCTAGAGATGGTATGGCAGCTTTACTTGGAAGAAATAATATGGGCCAAGCTATAATGGGCGCCTATCAAGGTGTAAGAGTAGCTCAACCTATGATGGGACAACCGATGGTTGGGCAACCTATCATAACACAACCAGTTATGACAGATACAGCAACAACTGTTAATACAGCTCCTAAGATGGTTAGTAGACTTAATCCACAATATAACACACAAGCAGCTAACCAACAACTCTTAAGAGAACAGTATGCTCAACAACAGGCACAACCGATGGTTATGCAGCCTATGCAACCATATCCACAAGTTATGCCACAGCCTATGATGGGACAACCAATGATGGGACAACCTATGATGCAAGCATATCCACAAATGCAAGGCATGCCAATATCGCCATATGGTAATCCATATTTTAGATAAAAGAGAACTAACTAAGGACCGCCATCCTTAGTTAGTCTCTTCTTTTATTTTTTCTGTTCTTAGAAAAGCATTTAAATATCTTGTTAATATTCTATCATCTACAAATACAAAAGTTAATTTTTCTCCTTCATAGTCTTGACTATTTTTATATCCATTTACTAACATAGTAGGTAGAATAAAATCTTTACGTATTTGAAATCTAGATAGTAGTAATCCTTCTAAATCTCCTCTAAACTTTTTAGCAGTAGCGACATCAATATTTCCGACCTTATTTATAATAATATATTCTTCTCTTAGTATAGGGTAGATAGCTTGCCACATCTTATCTATATAGCAACTTTTATTTTCGGTGTTAATAGCGTTTGTTAATCTTTCCATAGGTACTCCTCTGGTCTATATATCACCTATCTAAACAATAGAATTTTTATTCTGTTCTAATATTCGATAAGTGATTCAAAATTTTTTTAATAAGGAGACAACATGACTATCGAAGAGATTAAAGAAAAGTTTAAAGAGTTTATAGTAGAAAGGGAGTCTAATCTAAGTAATCAAAAGGTTAACTTAACAGATTATAGTGGCTCTGTACATTCTACAGATATAAGAAAATTACTTACATTAGTAAGCCTAGTTGCCTATAATATTTTAGGTAAAAATGTTCAGGAGGAATTTGTTCTTTCTAAAGCTATGGAAGATTTTAATAAAGATATTCCAAATGTTATGTCATTAGCCTATATACTAAATACATATCGTACTAAAGATGATTGTAATTTAGGATTAGAGAATTATCTTAATTCTAAAGAAGGATGTCCTAAAGCTCTTAGACATTTTGAACTAGAGTATAATAGTATGCAAATCATTTTTAAATATAATTTAACTAATGAATATGCATTAGCACCTTTAGAAAACTATACTAAAGAGATGTTTGCCTATAAATGGTTAATGTGTTTAGCTTACCTTATGATAGATCGTTTAGCTAAAAATCATTTAGAAGATATTCCATATGTTAGTATACTATCTGAATTAACAACAGTTGGAACTAAAGTTAAATTTCTAGATGATCGTGATTATGATTATACTTTTAGCTATGATCAAGTTATGTATTCATTAGGCGGAACAGGGCTAGCCGATATTATCAATATGTCAGAAAGAGAACCAACTCCTATGGACAAACTTGGTAATCTTTTCTATAATGGTTTAAGAATTGGTATTAACTTAGATACTTATTTTAAAGTAGCAGAGCAACTTATCAATACTAAATTCCAAGAACAGCAAAATGCTAATATAGATACCGATAATACCGATAATAATGAATCTGAGTTTGATCTTACAGACGAAGATAAGATAGCCATGCTAAAGGGACATATAACAGAGATAATTAAAACGGCAAAAAGAAATAATCTAAAACTTCCAGACGATATGTTCGAAGGTCTTTTAGAAATAGAGGTAGAAGAGGTATAATGGTTAGTATTTTGTATATACTTAACTTTAGTTAACTATATATTCTTGTATATAACCTTATTATCATTCGGTTATATATTCTTTATATAGTAAGAATATTACTAAATATAATGTAAGGAGACACAATGGCGAAAAACAAATATGAGAATCTAAGGGTACCCTTAGAAAAATCGTCAACAGATGTTATCATTCCAGTTGACCCTGACTTAATGATAAGGGAAGAGTTAATAGGGCCGCATGCTGTTAACTATGCAGTACAACATAACTCATCGGCTCGTTCGTATATGTATACAGCCCATCAAAGCCAATCGGTAACTTTGATAGATGGCGATATACCTATAGTTCAGACTGGTTCTGATAAACAATTATCTAAGCATACATTCGGACCAATGGCAGAAGATGATTGTGTAGTTTTAAGAGTTGCTCAACGTTATGGTGGTATATCGGATAACTATGTCCATGAGATAACAGAGAAAACGTATTTTACCCTAAAGCAAGAACTAGATGAAAATAATCGTATAGTTAAAACTTTAGACATAATTAATGTTCCATTATTTCATAGTGGTTACCATCAGAACTTTGGGTTCTCTTATGTCCAAGATAAAGAGTTCTTAGATTCTATTAAACGTGGTGCTAAATTACCAGCTGGAACACGTTTAGCTATATCTCCATCTGTTAGAGATCATGGTGGTTATGCATTAGGTGTTAATGCTAATATGATATTATGTACCCACCCTGATATAGCAGAGGATGGTGTAATCATTTCAGAGTCATTATCTAAGAAAATGAGATATGATGTTTTTGAAACTAAGGCTATCGAGTTTGGAAGTCAGTATCTACCGCTTAATCTATATGGAGATGAAAATGAATATAAACCATTTCCAGAGATAGGAGAACAAATTAATTCGGATTCTGTTCTTATGGCATTACGTAATTTCAAAGACTTTGGTGCTAATAAATCAGGGCTAGATGAAGATCCTTTAGATTTCTCACCAGCTTTATTATCAGCGGATGATTTACGTAAATTTGATCCAATTATGGATAAATGCTATTATGTACGTGGACCAGGAGAAGACGTTGATATTGGTAATGGCCAGAGTGTTAAATCTGGAGTTGTTGTAGACATTGTATGCTATAAGAACCCTAAGAAAAACTCTGAGCTTTATTATGGTATGTCTAAAATACCAGATAAATATGCAAGATCTTATGTTAAGTATTACGAAGATATTCTAGAAGCATATAGATCTATATGCGAAGAGTTAGAAGATATTGATTATGGATATGGTAAAGAGAAAATAAGAAAATCTCCACAGCTACATGCCCTTATAGTTAGAGCTGGTAAGATAGCACATGAAGAGAACATTAGACATATTAAATCTAACGAAGCACTTCTAAATCTATCTAAACGTCTTAAACAGGTAAAAGAGACTTCAACTTCTAACCTACCTAATAAGCTAGGTCTTTCAAATAGAAATGAACCTTTAGATACATATCGTATAGAGTTTACTATTCGATATACAGTAACATTAGGTAAAGGACATAAAATATCAGATCAATCTGGTGGTAAAGGTGTTGTATCTGAAGTTCGTCCAGATCATCTTATGCCATATAATGAATATGGTAGAGCTGATATCATTATGGATAGTAACTCTATTATTTCTCGTATGAATATGGCTAGACCATATCAGCAAGAGATTAATGGTGCATCTAGATATTGCCAACTTAAACTAAGAGAAATGGCTAATGGAGTTAGAGACACATATCAACTTTCTGATGATCTTGTTGAACAAATGTTTATATATCTTATGGGATTATTAGGTAAATTTAATACTCCACAATTTGATTATTATGCACAAGCAGACATGAATCAAAAACGTGAAATACTTAATGTTTGTCTAAATGAAGAAGTATATATTATGCAACAAGTTTCAAACCCTAAACGTCTTTATCAGATAGTAAAGGATATTGAAAACTCAGAATATGCTCCACCAAGAAGACCAGTCCATATTCCAATTCTAGAAGATGATGGTAAAACTGTTAAAGAGTTTATAACTAAGGACCCTATCCTTATATCTCCTCTATATACTATTTTGATTTGTAAAACAGCTGATAACATGTTGTATACTTCAAGTCCTAACTTAAATAACTTCATGTTCCCTATTCCAGTAACAGCTGCAAATAGAGATAGGCTACCATATAGAAATACTCCGACCAAAATCTTATCAGAGACAGAAGGTCGTTTATATCTATATTATGGTGGTAGAGAGGCTATAGCCGAACTTAAAGACCGCGCTAATAGTGTACCAACGCATAAAGCTATGTACGAGAATATACTTAATGCGCCACAGCCATCTAATATGGAACATGCTGTTGATAGAACAGTTACTCCTTTTGGAGAAGACTCTGCTATCAAATTAGTAAAAGCTATATTTAAACCAATGGGCTTTGATTATACTTATATTAAAGGCCAGGATTAACTTTTACATTTAGAGGTCTATTATGAGACCTCTAAACTTTTGATAAAATAGAGGATATATAATCCCTAACATATATATCCTCTAAGGTTGTCAACAGTGTGTTTCCTTTTCGCTAAACTACGATAATACCTGTCCGAGGGTATTATCGTAGTATATTTATTTTTTGTTTAGTTAGGATTAATAGAACACTGGAAGATGAGTTATTTTACTATATGGTTATAACTGTTATTATACCACAGTTATATATTCTTTATATAGTAAGAATATTATTAAACATAATATAAGGAGACAACATGAGCAAGCAGCAGCAACCTATAACTCCAATAGTCGACGTATGTCGAATTATGGAGAAAACACCTCAAGAGCTTAATGCCAGACTTAAGACTAACATTATCGTTAGATTTGACGATGGTGTTGAGAGACGTTTAACATTTAGGGAAGTTATCGTAAACAGATATATTTGGGACATACTTAAGCTATTTAAAGGTTTACCGGTTTTATCAACTTTTGATATAACTAACAACTATGTATCTGGATTCTATGTTTCTGATACGCTTAATAAGACGTATGAAACCATCCTTCATTATCTTATCGATAATGTTATGGAGCCTTCTGGTTCTAGAGAGCCATTAGAAGCTATCTGGCTTAAGATGCAAACTACTTTTAACGATATCTATAATGAAATCGTATTTAATAATCTAGACTATGTTTCAACTCTAGACATTAACACATTCTTAGATGTTCAATTACATCCAGATCTAGTTAGCTCAATGAGAGCAGTAGCAAATGCAAATATGAATAAAACAGAAGAAGTAGCATTTGCAATTGAAAACGCATATAAGACATTACATAGCATCTTAACATCTCCAAAATATCAAAACAATAAGATAGCACAAGGTTATATCTCTCGTACTATGAACCCTAAACAGCTAAAACAGGTTTTAGGACCAAGAGGTAATATTACTAACCTATCTGAAGAGCTTTATAAGAAGCCAATTCCATCTTCGTTTACTTCTGGTATGTATGGTCTAGATGAACTTGGTATGGAATCCCAAACTGGCGCTAAATCTCTTAGAGCTTCAACTACAGCTGTTAGTTCTTCAGAGTTCTTTGCTAGAAAATTACAGTTAGTAATGTATCGTGTTGAACGTGTAGTAGATGGAGATTGCGGGCAAAAAGATTATGTAGAATGGGAAGTACTTCCAGAGAATAACTCTAGAGATAATCCTGTTAAATGTCACTTACCTATGCTAGTTGGTAAGTATTACCTTAATGAAGAAACTGGTAAAGAAGAAGTCATAACTAAAGACCATACACATCTTATAGGTAAAAGAATTAAACTTAGAGTAGCTTATAAATGTAAATGGTCTGATAAACGTTGTATATGTTCTAAATGTTTAGGTCAAATGTCTTATAACATACCTATGCACTCTCATATTGGTCACTATGCAGCTACCGTTATGACACAAGAGATAACACAAAAGATATTATCGTTTAAACACGAAATCTCTTCTGCTAATGCTCTTCCGATTTCTATTAACCCAGCAGCTCAAAATGATTTTGAAACCAAAGTAGATGATAATACACATGCATATCTTCGTAAGAAATATGTTATTGATAAAGTAGGCGGAGGAAGAGAAACTGTCTTTGATAATAAGAAAGATTTCGATCTCTTTATTAAAGTAGCGGTATCTTCAGCTAGAGGTCTATCGGACATTACACCATCTACAGACGTTAAACGTTTTGCGCCAACTTCAGTCTCTATGTTATATAACTTAACACTTGTTAAGACTAATAAAACAACAGGCGAGGTTATAGAAATACCAGTAGAGATTAAGAAGGGAAGAAAAGTAGGTAGTTTTACAACTGAGTTCCTATTACATGTTCAGAAAGTTGAATATAGTATAGACAATGATGATAACCTAGTTATTCCTCTAGAGGGTTGGGATATGAATAAACCTATCATATTTATCCCAGACGTTGAATTTTCTTATATCAATTTCTCTAAGTCTATTTCTAAACTTTTCGGTGCTGCTATTAATGGTGGTAAACGTAAAGTAGAATCAGATTCTGAAGATGATGATATATATAGTATCAATACACAAGATGGTTTCTTACATAGGTTATTTACCGAGGTTAATAGTAAACTATCTGTTAACATAGCTCTCTTTGAAGTTATTGTGGCAGCATTTTCTGTTAATAACTATGAGGCTGGAGATTTCTCGGTAGCGCATGGTTCATCATCAGCTTCTACTAGAAATATCAAAACTATTTTAACGAATGGTTCTATGGGTGGCGCTTATGCATATCAAGATCACATGGATACTATGATGAACCCAATGGCGTTTGATACTACACAACCTATTAACCATATTATGGATGTATATCTTGCTCCTGCAGAAGCATTAGCAGATTATAATAGTCATCCTATAAAACAGTAAATGTCTATTAGGGTAGAATAGAACTACCCTAATTATTTTTTAGTTAGTAACTTGAAAGGAGAGTTATGAAGAGATTAAAGTTAGAGATTAATGTATCACATTTCGTCGTAACTCTTTACGACAAGTCGCTTCGCTATATAACAGACGAATTTATAAGCCCATACTGGTCTTACAAGTTTGAATTTAATAAAAGAATCCGTAGAGCCATTAGAGTTAAAGATAAACCATTTTTTGTTAACTATACTGATGAAAACGGTTACGATGTCTATAGAATACATAAATCGTTATTAAGAGCATATGTCGGATATATAGGTGCGAATGGTAGGGTAAGCTCAGATGTTATCGAGCTGGTTAATAATAGTAAAGAAAAACATGGGGAGTTTGCAAATATAGAGTTTGACCATAAGAAGTTTACCCTTAGAGATTACCAGGAAAGAATATCGAAGTTGGTACTAGAAAATCCGGAACATTTCAGTATGATAAACCTTGTGATGGGTGCAGGTAAATCGCTATTAGCAAGCTATATCTTTTCCGAAATAAAAACCAAAATGGCAATCGTAGTTCTAAGTAAATATTTAGAAAAATGGGAAGAAGACGTTTTAAAGTATTTTCCTAATATGAAAGACAGATATGTAATTATACAAGGTGGTGATGCTCTTAGAGACTTGATGGTGAACGCCGAAGAGTATAAAAAGAGATATGATATATTCATTTTTAGTATCCGAACACTCATGAACTATATAAATGTTTATGATAACCGCAAGGGAGATGTGTTCCTTCTTAAAGAATATCCAGTTGCACCAGAAAATCTTATGCAACATTTGGGTATAGGTGGCTTTCTTAATGATGAGTCGCATCAAGAACCAGGTAGCGTATCTAAGATTCTTTTATATTTCCAATGTGATTTCTATTTATTATTAACCGCAACGTTTAGTAGTAATGATCCACATACTGTTAAAATGTATAAAATGCTAGTCCCAGAAAGATTAAGATTCGATATGAATACTGGAAGTGGGGCACATATAAAAGTTAATAATGTTAGATATTACATAGAAAAAGCGCCTAAGCTAAAGCACCAGACTAACCAAGGTTATAGCCAAGTGCTTTTTGAGCAGTCTATTTTATCTAGACCATATCTATTAGCGCAATTTGATAAGATGGTTCTTAAATATGTAGAACGTGATTATATAGAAAAACGTAAGCCGGGGTATAAATGTTTAGTGTATGCGGCTACTGTTGATATGTGTAAACACCTTATGGTAGTATTACGAAAAGAATACCCTAAGTTGACAGTAAACACATATGTTCAAGAAGACGATTATCAAACCCTAATGACCTCTGATATCACGGCGTCAACGCCTGGTAGTTCAGGCGTAGGAGTAGATATCCCACAACTTTCGACTATTATCCAAACTATCTCTATGGGTTCTTTACAAGCCAATAGACAGATGATGGGTAGACTTAGAAAGATAGACGGGGTAGATACTACATATACTGCTTTATACTGTGGTAATCTCAGGAAGCACAAAGATCTTTATAAACAAAGAGAGTCTTGCACAAAAGACATTGCTAAGGAATGGCATTACGAAACATATAGACCTAATGCCTGGGAAACAGAACTTAAGTTGCGTTAGGTAGAGACATTTCTCTACCTAACGTTTTTTATTTTTAAA